TCGCCAACAGTTTTGATGAGGTTAGAAACAACCTCAAAACCCCTTGCACTTTCGTTCTGTCTGGCGATGGTGGCGATTTCTTCGATTGCATCGTTGCCCTTTACTATTAGATTACGAAGGGTCTTTCTTACAAGAATATAATCTTCATCTTCATCGGTCAAATCAGAAGGAGGTGCTTCGTATGGAATGACCTCCTGCTTCTTTTCCTCAACAGGTTCATGAGGGATACCTAAAGCATCCGATAAATTCTTTTCAACACCCATAATAACTTATCCTAAACATTTTTGATATTTATACTTCTGTGTCTGGCCATTCTGTGATAGTAACATCATAACCATAATCGTCACCAGCCTGCGCTGTAAGAGGATCGGGCTCTATCTTGATCTCTGCTAACTTAATCGGGTCGACCACAAACGAATCAATCTGACACACACCGTTTGTTGATACGGCGTGAATTGTGTTATTAACTCTAAACTGTCCTTGAGTAGCACCCAAAACAAGTTTGCCTGTGTTAGCACTATAGTTCATAACAATACCGTATGCTGATGCCGTATTGTAAGAGTTACCCTGGAACACATAGTCGTCTGCTTTGAATGTACCATTAGCATTGATAACATTCAAACGAGTAATGTAGCCAGACTTTAGTGAGTTGTCATCATATATGTTGGCATAAACTGATTTGATAATCTTAGGTGAAGATATAGCACCATAGTAATGCATCTTCATTGTGAAGGTTAGTGTCCAATTAACATATCTAACGGAATCGTAGTTACCTTCATATGCAATATCATTTGCCACAGAATTGAGAATGATGGGGATATCTTTCAATGCGCCTAGATCAGGAATCATATTAGTAGTAACAGTAAAGTCAGGATTGAAGAACGGCATAATCTGTTCTACAATGTGAGTACCATCGTCGATATTGCGAGCATAGATGTTCAAAGCAAATGTAATGTCATATGGCACACCCATATAACTTGCGGATACGTTGGTTGCTGAATTAGTCTTAGCTGCCTTTAGCAGAGAGTTTTGTTTTCTCGTAGAATCATAAGAGATACCTGTGATCTCGAATGACATGCGTGGCAGAATAGTACCAACCGATCTTAGTAGATCAGGGTCGGATAGAATACGAGTAACCATCTTCTCCTTAGGAGCATAGATGATAGGTACAAGAAAGCGGCTAGTCTCTTTACCAGTCTGATCATTCTTTCTAATGATGCTGATATCATCAAACAAGCGACCGAATAGAATAACGGCCTTTCTTGTTAGCTGGTGGTAGAAGTGTGAATTACCTAATATTGGAGTCTCTCCTTGATTTTCGGTTATTATAATGACCAGACTTCCAGAGTTCTCTTACAGTATCAGATGATTTTTTCTTTGCTTCTTCTGATACTACTATCGGTCCTTTTTCTTTTCTAGCCTTCATACCTAAGTGTGCGATATTTTGTAGTCTTTCTTTACCTTCAATGCTGTTTGCTCGTTTTTTGGCCGATTCACTCATTTTTTGTTTTGCTTCATCAGTTATAACTTGGCGTTTCCTCGCCTCTCTCATTTTTTGTTTTGTTTCCTCGGAATGTTTTCTCCCGATCATGTTCTTAGAAATTTTTTGTTTTGTTTCTTCGGAGTGACTAATACATATAAACTTACCATTACTGTTATGTTGATTATAAAAACTTTCGTTACATTGTGCGTTCACCGACTCTAAGATTTTTGATTCTAGAATACGCATTTCATCGGAAGTGCCACTTGCAATTATTTGTCTAGTAAAGTCTAAGGGTCTTTCCTTATACTCCTTTATCATAATTTTAGAAGAACAGATATATCCGTCATCTGGCAATCCTTGGTGATATCCAACATATAACTTGTTATTTTTATGGTCTGTCCAACAATATACAAATGCTTCCATGTTATTCTCCTATTCGTTACTATTTAGTAATCTATAGTTTCCCAAAGGGGTTCAAGGAGAACCAAATGGATTAGTTTCGCTCAAGTCGAGTATGATATTAGTTTCTGTTCTAAATTCTTCGTTATCGTAGTCATCATATGGATTAAAGTCTGTTCTGTCATCATAAGAGATAGAGCGGAAGATTGCCTGCGATACATTACCATATACGTTTGCATTTGCTCTAAACTGACCTTCAATATTGTGAAGGAATAGAGCGCCGTTGGCTTTGTAGAACTCTGAAACTGTAGCAGAGGCAAAGTGATTGGACCATGTGCCATCGGTTGACTGATATACAATCTCGCCGTCATGGTAGCCAATAGCAGCTGGATTGTAGGCATAGTTTGCATTAACCATAAGTCTGGTTGTATATTGCACTTCTTCTGCTATCTCATCGATATCTTCGATGCCTGTATTGATTTCTTCTTCGCTATAACGGAACAGTTCGCAACGCATTTCATAAACGAATGGCAGTCTCTTACCTAGAGAGTGGAACATTAGTTCCTGTTCAACGAACTTGATTTCAACCAAACTCTTGATAACAGGAATATAAAGTAAGTCACCTTCTTGCGGGCGCTGACGAAGGGTTGTTGGTATAAGTCTTTTGAAAGCCTTTAGTGAAATGATAAAGTTAGATGTTTCTCTAATCTCTAGACCAAACTTAGAGAAGAAGTCATTGTCACCTTCAAAGCCTTCAAAGTTAGTCATGTAGGCTTCGATTAGGTATGCTTTGTCAAACTTTGATTTGCTATACTCACCAAAGATCATATCACCAGCGTCAAAGGATTCTCTAGGAATATAATAGACGTTCTGACCCATAATCTGAATAGACTCAACAATAACATCCTCCATAAGGTGATGTTCATTGCTCATTCTATCTTGTGATGGGGAGTTGTTGAAATACCCTGATACGGCCATCTTAACCTACCAAGAAGCCAGGAGGGGCCTCGTATGTATTTCTAATCTCTTGCTCGGCTGCTGTGATTTCATTCATAGCCTCTGCATATATATCAGCACCACGCATTGTTACGCCGCCTGGTAGCTGCATCTTATCAAACTTGGACATGTTCTGTCCCCACTGGCGCTTAACATAGGCAGTGGCTAGTTTCTTGAGCATACGGTTATTCCATACCGCAGTAAATTGTGTTGGATCGGTAATAATCATTGCTTCTACAATAACAAACTCACCAGTATCAACGTCATTCATCCAGTCCATATCGATGTATAGACGGTTATTGACTTTGTTGAAACGAACTGGAGTTTGACCTGTAAAGATAAGATCAAGTGTGGCAAGATGCTGCATAGTCAATGAGTAATTGACATATGATGTTGATGACAAATCCCATAGATCGTTTAGACGCAACTGATATCTTAGATCGAACATACCCATAGAGGCATTAGTTCCGCCTACAGGGAAGATACGAACGGCACCAATAATCTGGTCTGATAGTTGAATGTAACCGTTAGCTTTATCTTGGGCTGAGATTTGATGCTTAACATAGGTGCGTTCTGTGCCGTCAAAGTGGAACTCGTTCCAGTATTCAAAGGCAAGTTCAACGGCATCATTGACCTGTTCATCATCGACATTGATTTGGATAACAGGGTAACCCAACTGTCTTAAACAGAAGTCTTTTAGTTCTTCTTTATTAGCTGGTTTAGTAATAGACATTTGGATTACCCTGGTTAGATATTTGTAGTATTTAGTTTACCACTTTATCCGATAGAGGTCCCTCTGGTGCTGGTGGCTGCAACTGTGCGTTAGCCTGCTGGCGAACCACGGTGAAGGTATCGAGTGACTGTTCTAGTGGTAGCTTGGCTAGACCTGCTAGAACAATGTTTAGCTGATCAATGTTCAATTCAAGTGTTACTTTATTCATGATGTTTTCACTCCTTATGGTGTATTAGCTGCTGGTGCCCATGGTAGGGTTGCTTCGACTACTGGATTTAGTGAAGCATCAATCTGTTCTTGAATCTTCTCATTGACATGTTGCTCATAATGATCTACGACAATGGCCTGAATCCAAGATAGGACTGTTTCTTCTGTTAGTTGCTCAAACGGAACGAATGTTGTTCCTGCTGGCATTGAATCGGCGGAGAATGGCGTTGCACCAGAGAATGTACCTGTATGCTCACCATCTGTACCAATCTTCTTCCAGTAGGTTTGAACAACTACGTTTGGTGTGTTATTTAGTGTAGTTGTTTTGATACCTGTTACTTCCCAGGTGTATGTAACTGCCATAGTATCCTCTTATAATGTTAGTTAAACTCGTTACTATTTAGTTAGCCTATCAAATAACCTTCGAAACCAGCATGACCAGTATAAATTCTGAAGGTTGAGTTATTGTTATATGCGGTACAATATGCCTCAACATAATCGCCAGAATTTAGATACAGTGTGCCATATGAGTTTAGGCCAGCAATGCTGATTTCACCTGCGTTAGTTCCAACATTGAAATCACCAGTGACAGTCGATGTATCTTGAGTGCCGTTTTTAAATAATCTAATGGACATTGTTGCTCTGGCACCACCTGAGGCAGTTCCATATCCCCATGCTCTAAAGTAATAGTAACCAGCAACAG